GCATCATGCCCAGCACCTCGTCGGTGAAGGTCAGGCGCACCTTAAGTTCTCTGTTGTCTCCGAAAGTTGTCATTGTTCTGTCCTCCCTTGATTTTTGTGTTGTACGGGCCTGTGCGGCTCCGTTGCTTTTCTTCTCTCTGCCATTCCCTGGCGGGTCGGGTCGTTGCTGCTCCGTTCAAAGCCTTTGCTATGCTGCCTCCGCCTTGCTATGCCATTGCACAGGATCGCTGCTCTTTGCCCTTGCGTATCAGTGCTTTGCCAAGCTAATCCGTAGCGAAGCTTCTCGCTTCTTTGCCTTTGCCTCTCATGGCTATACTCTGCCTTCGCTTCTCATGACTTTGCTCTCTGCCGCTCCGCTGTGCCATATCAGCGCTTTGCCATTCCTCTCAAGGACTCTCTCCGCTTTGCCTTCGCGTCGCCGGTCGGTTCGTAGCTTTGCCCTTGCGTTGCTATTCCTCTCTTTGCCTTCGCCCTGCTCACGATGCTATGCCTTCGCTTATCTTTGCCAGGCGTCGCCCTTGCACATCGTCGCTTATCTCGGCCTCGCTCTGCCGTTGCTTTACCAGTCGGTGCTCTGCCGTTGCTTGACTATTCTCCGCTTGGCTATGCCCTTGCTTTACTATTCGTTGCTTCGCTATGCCGTTGCCCTTCTTAGCCTTGGTGCTCAATGCTTCGCCTTATCCACTCTTCACTATTCATTTCCTTCGCCTCGCTCAGCCTTGCTCCGCAATTCGGATCCTTTTCTGCGCGGTATCATAGCTTGGCATTTCCCTTGCCTATCACGTCTATTCAATTCCGCATCTTACATGTCGCTGCTGTTCCTTCGCTTCTCTTGGCTTTGCATTGCCATTGCGAATCGGCGCTTTGCCTATCTATGCCATTGCGAATCCGTGCTTCTCATTGCCGTGCCTTCGCTGATCAAGCAGTGCCTTGCTTTGCCATTCCTTCGCGTGGCTGATCTATGCAATGCCGTTGCATTGCTCGTCGAGGCATTACTTTGCCCTCGCTATGCGTACTGCGCAAATCCAAGCCGTAGCTGTTCTTACTGTTCAATGCAATGCCTTAGCCCTTCGTAACGGTATAACCGAGCCTGCGCAGGTACAGGATCGAGGCGGCTTCCTTGCGCTTGCTCTTGTCCGCAGACAGCAGCCAGGTCAGATCGCCGTTTAGCTGATGGAGGCGGAAGTCCCTAAGGCTGATCCCCTTGTACCTGCCCGCCTGGAAGCCAAGCGTGTCGATCACCAGATCCGCCTCGTCCCGCTCGCAGTTCAGCAGCCGCATTACGTCCCCGGCCTTGAGCGTCCCGCCGTCGAACGCGCCGCTCAGCTCTGCTTCACAGAGGGGGCAGACCTGACGGCCTTCCGGGACGATCTCGCCGCAGTACAGGCAGCGCTCCGCGTCGGCGGTCATGACTCCGGCTCCTGCCTGATAAGCTCCGGCGCTTCGCTCCAATCCAGCAGCAGCACGGGTAGCAGCTCCGAAAGGTCGATGTCGTCGTATCCGAGGCGCTTGTTGTGCGCTACGCATTTGCGGATCAGCTCCAATGTAGCCGATTTTTCGCAAAGCTCGTGGTATTCCGACTTCGGGATCGTGACGGTGGGGATTGGCGCGGTGTTGAGATCGATGTTACACATTGCCATTGCTTACTCCTTGCTCCTGGTTGATGTTCAGGCTGTCTGAGAGTGCGTTTATGATCGAACGTATAAGCGAGTCGTTGTAAGTGTGTGCCGTGCCGTGCCGCAGCTGCTCGATGACGCCAACGCTCAAGCCTGTGTACAGGGCGGCGGCGCGGGCGTTTGCGTCGAGTGTTCGCACGTCGGACAGACCGAGGAGCCAATCGGCGGAGACATTCAGCGCACGGCAAAGTCGAGTTATTACCTCAGCATCGGGCAAGCGGTCGCCGCTCAAATACATGGACAGCGACGGTTGCGCAATTCCGGCGAGGTTGGAAAGTGCGGTCACGGATAAATCCTGTTCATTTGTTATTTTCCGTAAGCGCTCAGAGAAAACGGGCAGGCGGTCTTTCGCCTTCATAGTGCTTCCCTCCGTTTACTTGAGGTAGTACGACTGGGAGACTACCTTTTCAGCGCCCATGACCTCTTCCCCGGCATCCAGCAGCTTGCCAACAGCGGTTTTGGAGATCTCCGGCTCAGGCTGACGGTAGCAGTCCTCGTGACCGTGGGAGTATAGCCATCTGACAGCCTGGACGGGATCGGTGATCTCCACATGCGAGGTCTTGCGATAGCACAGGGTCGCAACGCCCAGCGCGGTCTTTTGGCCGCCGCACTCACGGTCCAGCACATCCAGCAGTCGGTCGTACTTTGCCTCCGCGCGGTTGCGGCGTTCCTTCAGGCGCTTCTCCTCCGCCTTGAGCGCGTCGGCCTCCGCCCTGGTATTGAGGGCCAGCTTTGCGATCCATTCCAGCCGATCCGCGCGTGCCATGGACAGCGCATCGATCCGGGAAAGGATCTCCTCGTAATCGGCGCGCACTTCGCCGGTCTCCGGGTCGGGCAGCAGCAGCTCGCCCAGCTCCGCGATCTCAGCATTGATTTCGTACAGTTTCATAGTGCCTCCTTACAAAAATGATTTCTGTTCTACCGGCCTGGATTTATTAAGATAATCCTCTTTGGCCTTTTGCAGCGCTCCGAGCGTCCAGGCGCGGGGCAGGCTGCTGAAGTATTCCACGGACGTCCGTCCGTTCATCCGGCTTATGCGTACCATCACGATCTTGATGACTTCGTTGTCGATCAGCGTTTTGTACGCCTGTAAAATCTCGTCCTGGCTGAGCCTGTCAAAGTCCCACATGTCCACCATCGGGATGTCTCTTGGCGCGGTCTGCATGAGGGCCATTTTCTCACCTGCCTTTTTTCGTCTTATCCGCTGCCGGAAAAATTGCCTGAAAAATCGGATGGAAACGTGAGAGCGTACGGGTGGTGCGTGGTAGTGTGGTGGGGGTGGCTTAAGCCCCACCACCCACACACCCGCAACGCACGTTTACGCGGGATGACGTTCTTCCCCTTTAGGGGGATTTTTACAATCCGTCCCGCGACGGATGCACTGTGCCATCCCGTACAGTCCGTCCGTCCCGCGACGGACGGATGCACTGTAGAAAATTACAGTCCGTCCCGTGCGGCGTTCGGCGTGATGAAGCCGGTATTTTTATCGATTTTATAACCGTACTTCTTCAGCTTCCTACGGAGCGTATCTTCCTTCGGCGGATCATCTTCGTCCTTGGTGAACCACTCAACCAGGTGCTTGACTGTAGGTGGCTCGCCTCCGTTTGCGTTTGCAACAGCATCGTCAAAGTCTGCCTTCTCTTGCTCTCGCTTCTCTTCGGCACTGAGCTTCCGGGCCTCTTGCGCTTTCCCGGCTTTGCCCTTCTTCTCGCCCTCCGCCTTGAGGCCCTTGAGGATGCCCTTGGTATCTTCGCGGTGGACGGGATGTTGAAACAGCACATACCGGGGAGACATCGGCTTGAACTCTCGCAGCGTTCCCTCCAGCCGCCAGCCGGTCATATATCGGAGGGCTTCCTCCGCCTTCTCGACCTCTCGCATCATCCAGCTGCGCGCCTGATCGTTGCCGACCTTGCGGCATCGGGCCTCCATGCTTACGAAGCTGATCTGCTCCAGCTCTGACATATCATCGCGCCAGGGGTCGTTCCACATGTCGAGATATTCGCCGTACTTTGCGCACTTCATGTTCTGGATCATGACATCGCGCGTCTCGCCCGGGATCGGCAGCTCGATCATGTCCACCAAGGCGTCCGGGTCTCTTGCGAAAACGCCGCTTCCGGAGGCTCTGTCCATGCTGCGCTTCTGGCCTTGGCTGCCTTTGCTGTGGTGGTGACAGTAGATCACCGCGCAGTTCAGCTCCGTACAGAGCCGGTCGAACTGATTGCAGAAGGCGCTCATCTGATCGGCGGCGTTTTCGTCGCCGGTGATCACCTTGTAGATGGGGTCGATGACGATAACGTCAAATTTCATCTTCTGCGCTCTGCGAATCAGCTTCGGTGTGAGCTTGTCCATGGGGCAGCTTTTGCCGCGCAGGTTCCAGATCTCGATGTTGTCCTGGTGCTTTGGCTCGATGCCAAGCGCCTTGTACACATCGTCGAAGCGGTGAAGGCAGCTCGCCTTGTCGATCTCCAGGTTGATGTAGAACACCTTGCCGATGTCGCACTGAAGCCCCATCCATGGGATGCCCTCCGCAATGGAGATGCAAAGCTCGATCAGCGCGTAGCTCTTTCCGGCTTTGCTGGGACCGCTTAACAGCATCTTGTGTCCGTGGCGCAGGATGCCGCTGATCAGCTCCGGCGCAAGGTCTGGCAGCCCCGCTTGTACCTCCGCCTTGAGGTTTACAGGATCGGGCAGATCGTCATTAATGCCCTCGATGTATTCCTGCCATGCCTCGAAGTCTTTGCAGCCGATGTTCTCGGTGATGATGTACTGCGGCTTGCCGTTTCGCATGACGCCCGGCATACGGCTTAGGCGGCTGGGATTGCGGTTCTGCTTGTCGAGCTGCATTCCGTTTTTCTCGCACACGCTGTACAGGTAGTCCACGCGCTTGCGGTACTCGGTGTAGTCCTTGGCGTCGATGTGTACGATTGCGTGGATGCTTTTCTTGCCGCTGTGCACCATGACCGCTATGGGAAGCTGAAGCTCCAGCATCAGGCTGTATTGCCTGCCGATCTCCAGCGTGTCGCTCTCCACGAGGGCGAAGCGGTATTCGGTTACGTTTTCGTTCTTGACGCCCTTGCCGTCCAGGGGATTGAAGCGGATCCACGCGCCAGCCTCCGGGTCGTAGTCGCCAAGCACAGCGCCCACGTCGCCATTGCACTTGGAAAGCGCTTCGATCAGCTGATCGGCGGTGCGGTCATAATTGCCTTTGGTGGGGACGTGTTTGCCGTCCTCGTTTATGTAGCTGTGGGTGACATAGCCCACGTTCTCGCTGCCATCAAACAGCAGCTTGAGATAGCGGATAAGCTCCTTTGCTCCGTCCATGGTTTCAGGCGGTGCGGGGATGTCTTTTTCCTCCATCCAGGATTCATCGACGACCTTGAGCTTGTCTTTCCTGCTGCCTATGGCGTCATTCCAGTCGATCTCGTAGTCGTCGCCCCCTCCGGAGGGGCGCCATCCTGCATCCATTGCCATCTTGACGATGGTGCCTCCGGTTACGGGATTGTCGCTCCCTCGAAAGGTGTCCCAGTGTCGCTGGCACTCGCCGGAATGGTAGCGTCCCGGGTCTGATGCGCTCCACGCGTCCCAGTCCGAAACGCTGTATCCCTCTGCTTTCAGCGCCATGCCAACGTTTACCCAGTCCTGATAGTGCAGGGCGGCGCAGTTGATCCATTTCAGCGCTTCACGCAGATCAAGTTTCTTGTCCATGCTTCACCTCAAAAGGGGAAGGGCAGGCCATCGGTGCCCGTAGCCCAGTCGGTATCGTTGTAGCTGCCTGCGCTGACGGGGCGATAGCTTGCGGGGTCAATGTCGTAAGGTACGTTCCAGTTATTCCCGGCGATGCGGTCGATCATGCGCTTTGCGTCGTCGAAGCTCCACTCACCAACATGTAGGAAGCCCTTACGCTCAAGCAGCCGGATTTGCTTCGGGGTGCATAGCCCCTCCGCCTGTCGCTTCTTAAGCCTGTCGATCAGCAGCGCGGCTTTCCCGGCGTTTTCGATGGAATCGGGGTTGATGCCCTTCTTCTCCAGGTATTCCCGCTGCTTGTCGCTTGGCGGCCCCATCTGCCAGTCAAAGACCGGCTCGAAGTTTGCAAGATCTTCGGCGGCGATGCTCATTTCAAACTGCAACGGATCCACAAGCTTCCTTTGGCGGCTGCGCATCTCTCGCAGCTGCGCCGCAAGCGCTTCCTCTCGTTCTCTGAGTACGTCGGCCTTGGCGTCCTCTTCGGCTGCCATGATGTCAACTTCCCATTCCGGTTCGTCGGCCATCTTGGCGGTCATCTTTTCGGCGACCTCCGGGCTTTCGCAGATCAGGTGTGCCGGTCGGCATAGCTCGTGGCGGCTCGTGTGCCACAGAAAATCAAGCAGCAGCAGCTCCTTCTTCCCTGTTTCGGGGCTGAGCCTCGTTCCACGGCCTACCATCTGGCAGTACAGACTTCGGACTTTCGTGGGCCTGAGCACCACGATGCAGTCAACGCTCGGACAGTCCCAGCCCTCGGTCAGCAACATGCTGTTGCATAGCACGTTGTACTTGCCATCATCGAAGTCTTTAAGGATCTCCGCCCGGTCGTCGCTCGTGCCGTTGACCTCCGCCGCGTGGAATCCGTAAGTGTTCAGCAGATCGCACATCTTCTGACTGGTTTTGATCAAGGGCAGGAATACCACCGTCTTGCGGCTCATGCAGTGCTTGACCATCTCTTGCGCGATTGCGTCAAGATAAGGATCAAGCGCCGTTCCGAGGTCGCCCGCGGAATAGTCGCCGCTTTGCACCTTGACCTCGCTTAGATCGATGTTCAGCGGGATCGTCATTGCCTTGATCGGGCACAGGTACTTTTCCCGGATCGCCCTGGACAGCGTGTACTCGTAAGCGAGGCTCTCGAAATACTGGCCCAGGTTACGCATGTCGGATCTGTCGGGGGTGGCGGTCACGCCAAGCACCTTAGCGCCGTCAAAGTGCCGGAGCACCTTTTGATAGCTTTCGGCGAGGCAGTGATGCGCCTCATCGATGATGATCGTGCTGAAGTAGTCCGGCCCCAGCTTGTCCAGGCGTTTCTCCCGCATCAGCGTTTGCACACTGCCAACGACGACGCGCTCCCACTTGCCTAAACAGGTTTCTTCGGCCTTCTCTTTGGCGGTGCGTAGGCCGGTTGACTTGTATAGCTTATCCGCTGCCTGATCCAGCAGCTCGTCCCTGTGGGCGAGGATAAGCACGCGCTCACCGTTTCGTACCTGATCCTCCGCGATGCGGCAGAAAACTATGGTCTTTCCGCATCCTGTTGGAAGCACAAGCAGCGTGCGCTTTTTGTCTTGCTGCCATTCAGCCTCGATTGCTTGCACCGCTTCGGCCTGATATGGTCTAAGTTGCATTGTCTGTCCTTTCTTCTCCCTCCCCCGCCGTTTTACGCGGCGGGGGAGGCTGCCTTGCTTAGAACTTGCCCGGCGTGAATCCGGTGCTGAACGGTACGCTCGTGGCGACGGGGGTGTCTGGGGTGTCGGGGCGCTCGTAGAAGCGCTTTACGGAATTGCTCTGCTTCTTCTCGCCGTCCCGGCCTCTCCATTCACGGATTTCGACCTGACAGGTGCCGGTCGCGCCTATGACCTGATCCCAGCGGGGATTAAGGCGCTCACCGTGCTTGCGCTGGCCGATAGCGGTAAAGAAGGCGCACAGCAGTCCCTCGGTGCGGCTATGCAGGAAAAGGTTGTGCTGCAAGGTGCCGCTGTGGACGCCGTCGCTGACTTCAAGCGTCAGGATCGCTTTGTTGCAGGGCGGCAGCTTATCGCTGCCCTCGTGCCGCCCGCGCTCAAACTTGATAACGCGGAAGTTGTAGTCACCCTCGGGTAAAAGCTCAAAACCCTCGCTGTCGTGCTCTATGGCACTGTCCCATCCAAGTTCATACCCTTGCTGTTCGCTCATGTTCGTTATCTCCTTTGCTTAAAATGGATCATGTTTGCGGTTTTCCATTACCATAGCCTTGACCTGTTCCCATGCGCCGATCAGCACGCCGTCCACAAAGTCTTTCGGGTACTTGTCCCACGGAGTATCTACCGGGAAATAGCCCCTTTGCGCTACAGCGGCCTTGACTTCGATGGGTGAGATTTCTGCCGCGCGCATCAAGTCTGCAAGCTTTTTCGGTACGTCCCTGTAAGCGTCCGGCGTTTCCTGTGTGGTGTACTCCGGCTTGAGCGCTTGCTGTACGCTCTCGGTGGAGGCGGGCGGGGTGAACGTTACGGAAGTCTGCGGCTTAGGCGCTGCGGGGGCAGCGGCTTGGCGCTGGATGGGCTGGAAGATCTGTGCGACCTGCTGAAATTCAAAGGGCAGCTCATCGGCGAGGCCGTGCCGGTTTTTGGCGTCCCAACACGGATGATGTGTGGTGTACATGACGCGCTGCCCGCCTGCGGCCTTGTGCTTTTTGCCTTTATCGTCGGTCGCATAGACGACGGTTTTGTAGTTGGCAAATAACAGGATGTCGCACCATTCCTTGATGAGCGGGGCGACCTTCTTGCTGGTTTTCATCTCCCAGCGGTCATAAGCTCCCAGCTCATCCGGCTGCTCGAACTTTCGCATCTGTGCGTGCGCCGTGAAGCCCACATGCACGCCCTTTGTGGATAGCTCGCTCAGCTTGTCCAACAGCTTGCCAAAGCGGTCTTTCAGCAGCTCCCAGCCTCCGCCATAAGGTATATCTGCAATGGACTTGAGCTGCTTTTCCGTCAGGATTTCATCCAGCAGCAGGCGCTCAGACCAGTCGGCGGTATCGATGACCAGTGCGTTGAGCTGATCGCTGTTTCTGATCGCGTCATCAACTTCGGCCAGAAGTTGTGCCCAGCTTTTCGGGGTGGGAAGGCGCTGCACGTCCATGTTGTTGGTGCTGCCCTCGGTGTCGATGAACACCACGCCGGGGATCTGACTTACGAAGGTGCTTTTACCAATTCCCTCGCTGCCGTACAGGCAAAACTTTGTCCCCGTGGCGATCTTGCCTCTTGTGATCTGCATTATCTGCTCATCTCCTCAAACTCAATTTTGTAATCAGGGTCGATCTCTTCGACCGTGTAGAAGTCCTCCGGGTGCTTGATCAGCCACAGTCCACCGAGGGCCAGCACGCCGCACAGGAACGGTAACAGGATGGGCGCATACTCAGCGCAGAAATGGGTGATTGCGTTACAGATCTGAATCATAAATCCTCCCTTGATGTGGAGGCCGCACTCTTGACAAAACCCTTTCGGGGTGCTATGATAGGTGCGTCCTTTCTTGGTTAAGCGCCTGACTGCTCCGAACGGTCAGGGGCTTTTCTTTTGCGTTCGGCCAGTCGCTCTTGAAACGCTTCCGTCTTCCGGAGGCTGGCAAGTTCGTTTCGGATTGCCCGGAAGAACTCTTCCCGGCTGTCTCTCTGCATCCGGCGCAGATCTATTTGCGCGCCCATGGCCTTAGTCCACGTAAGTGTGGTGGCAGTACGGGCAGCTCGTGATCAGGCTCGTGGCCGCTTCCTCTACGCTGTACCCCATGGCCTTGCCGGTGCTGACATCGAACACGGGCGCGTAGATGTTGCGGTTGCAGAAATGGCAGTATCCGTCCATCGGTGCGAATTGCGGCACTTCATGCTCCTCGCAGTACCGCATCTGCGCTGCTCGAGCTTTCTCTTCGTTGTAGTACTTTTTGAGATCGCTCATGGTTACCTCCTTCTCTCTTGTCCCATTTATGGGACAGTCAGGTTAAAAAAATTTCGATCTTGCGCTTGTTGTCGTCGATTTGTAGAATGTGGCAAAGCTTCTCGATTTCTTCAGTATCGAAAGAGGTCTGCCCGTTCAACCGCGTATAGAAGGTATTCCGCGTCATATTCAGCATTTCGGCGACCTTTTTGACCGTTAGGCCACGTTCAACGATTGCGCCCTTTAGCAGTTGTGGCTGCATCTTCTCACCTCCGTTCCTGTCCCAATTACGTGATAATTGTACCACTTCTGGGACATTGCGTCAACCCATTTCTGTGACAAAGTAGTAAAAAAAATATTACGCTGGTATTGCATTATTGGTACAGGTGTAGTATAATAACTAACACAACGGGAGGGGAGATTATGAACGATATAGCGCTCAGATTACAGAAAGCTCTTAAAGCAAATCCCATGACTTATCGCGCCCTTGAGGAGAAAACCGGGATAAGCGCCTCTGTCCTTCAGCGTTACGTAACGGGCGAGACAAAGAAGATCCCGCTTGACCGCATTAAGAAAATAGCGAATGCGCTTGGTGTCTCAGCTGCAAGTATTATGGGATGGGACGAAGAAAACACACCCGTAACTGTTTCCCTTACAACCCATACCAAGCCCGAAGATCTCCCCGTCCCACCTGGCACTGTGCATCGCGTGACCGTTACGCACGTGCCGCCCGCTGAACCGGCTCCGCCTGCGGAGAGTGCCAGAAGTCTGGATGACATTATTGCCCAGCTCGAAGCGCTTAAGGCTGCGCAAGCGGATCCACGCTATAACCTCACGCAGCGGGAAAAGAATCTGGTAGACGCTTTCCGTGAACTGCCTAAACGCATGCAGGACAAAGCGCTCCGGATCATCGCCGCCCTGGGTGATCAGGTAGAGGGAGTGTAAAGTAGTATAAAATTACTCTAAAGGAGTGTTGGATATGTCAGAAAAGAACACAGCGCAGCAGCCGGACAAAAAGCCAGGCTACGTGGATTCAGGCTTCATTCTTACGATCAAAATACTTCTCGCTCTGGCCGTGGTGATTGGTGGCCTCTTGCTCTTGATCAGCTTGATTGATCAATCCATGTCGCCTAACAGGCCGACAGCGCTTTACATCCTTGGCGGCTGCTTTGTGACCTATTTCATGGTCAGCATCGCCTCCGATGTCCACAGGGTAGCGTACTATACGCGCAAGATCGCCGAAGCGACCGAGAAGCAGCCCGAAGAACCTAAAGCATGAAAGCAGCAGAACCGCTTCGCACCGCCGTCATCTACGCCCGCTACTCCTCCGCGCAGCAGCGAGACGCAAGCATCGAGCAGCAGGTCAAGGTCTGCCAGAAGTACGCAGCCGATAACGGCCTGACCGTGCTCCGGGTGTACGACGATCATGCTATGACCGGCACGAACGACAACCGGCCCATGTTCCAGCAGATGATCCGGGACAGTGCCTCCGGGGCGTTTTCGTTTGTCATCGTCTACAGCCTGGACAGGTTCAGTCGTGACCGTTACGACAGCGCTATCCACAAGCATACGCTTAAGGAGCGCGGTGTTAAGGTGCTCTCCGCTGTGGAGAACATCCAGGACAACCCGACCGGCGTTTTGATGGAGTCCATTTTGGAGGGCTTCGCGGAGTATTACAGCAAGGAGCTGGCGCAGAAGGTTCGGCGCGGCATCCGCAGCAATGCGGAGAAGGCTATGGTCGTGGCGCAGCTGCCTTTGGGCTATCGCCGGGGCGCTGACGGTAAGTTTGAAATAGTCCCCGAAGAGGCGGAGGTCGTGCGGGAGATTTTCCGGCGCGTTGCAGACGGTGACCAGCTCTCAGAGATCTACACAGACCTTAACGCGCGCGGGATCCGCACCAAGAAGGGGCACGCCTTCGGAAAGAATTCTTTCCAGGGCCTTCTCCACAATGAGAAGTACATCGGCATATTCAGGTATGACGACATCGTGCTTACAGACGCGGTGCCTCCGATCGTGGACGAGGCAACGTTTCGGCGCGTACAGGAACGGTACTCCGGCGCTTCGCATCAGTACAACCCGCAAAAGCGCGTCAATCAAAACGGCTCGTACCTGCTGACCGGAAAACTGTTCTGTGGACACTGCAAAGGCCCGATGGTAGGCACCTCCGGCACAGGCAAGCACGGCGAGCTGCATTACTATTACACCTGCCGCACCCGGCAAAAGACAAAGACGTGCAAGAAGAAACCTGTCCGGCGCGATGAGATCGAACGCCTGATCGCGCAGCGGCTCCACCAGATGATCTTTGCGGAGGATGTTGTGGACAGGATCGCGGATGAGCTGATCGCCTACCTTAAGGCCAACGAGATGACCGACGAGGTGCGAAACCTTACCGCCCAGATCCAGGCGCTGGAACGCGAAGAGGCGAACACCTTGAAGGCTATCCGCATGGGCGTGGTAGCCGCTCCGGTGCAAAAGATGCTGGAGCAGATCGAAACAGACCTTGACGCCCTCCGCGCGCGGCTGCTGCTGGCAAAAGAGCGCGCCCGAAGCGACATCACCAAGGATGAGGTGCTGACCTTGTTCGAGATGTTCCGGGAAGGTGACATCGGCAGCAAAGAGTACCAGGAAAAACTGATCGACGCCTTCCTGATCCGCGCTTACGTCTACGATGACCGCGTAAAGATCATCTTCAACTACTCCGCGGCGGGCAGCAATGAGATCGAAATACCATTCGACATCGATTCAGTCGAAAAACCTGTAAAGGGTTCGGATAAAGCCCCTGAAGGTGTACTTTTCCTGCCCTATACGAACCCCGACGATCTGTTTTTTGTCAAAGGATTTTTTGTTTTGATTACAGATTTTGCGGGAACATTGCAAAAAGAGGTCTGAAATAGACCTCTTTTGTTGTGTTCCGTCTAAAATAGGCGTTTGAAATCGAAAAAACGCGCGAGGGTCTGACGCTCCGCTTTACTTAGGCGAAGCTGTAGAGATTTTTACCCCCCTTCCGGGTCGTGCCGGGCCGCCCCCTCCCTACCCAGGTGCAGGGCGGCAGTGTTAGTGCGCTCATGCTTGTACGGTGCGGTCGCCGAAGCGCCAGCCGATAGCAAGCTCCGCGCCCATTGCCTTGCCGATGCTCTCCCATTCGTCCAGCGTAAACTTGCCGGTTGTCATGCGGTTGGATAACTGCTGCGGTGTCCAGCCCAGGTTGTCTGCAAGCTGTCGCTGTGACATTCCCGCGTAAGCAAGTCCCATCTCGATAAACTGCTTTGCTGTCACGTCTCTCACCTCCGCGAACATGATACACGATTTAATTGATACTGTCAACTGTTTAATGTATAATTTACACGATGCGTATATTTTTCTATTGACTTTATAAACGTTTTCGTGTATAATACAGTCACAAGGTTGAGGAAAGGCCAAGGCGGACGGGAGTACCGAAAGGGAAAGCAAGAACGCAAGGCAAGAGTGGGAACGGAGAAGTGAGATTGAGATTCCGCAGCAGCCGATAGATGTTTAGAGCCACCCACCGCCTGGACTCAACCGGTTACGGCAGGCGTCCGGGATGAAGGAGATCGAATGGATGCAGACGGACGGAGGACGCCCGCCGCACAACGAAACGAAACAAAATGCAGGAGGACGGAACGATGAAGTACGATAAGAGCAAGATCATGAAGAGCGCGTGGCGGATCGCTAAGGATAACGGTTTGGGTATGAGCGAGGCGCTGTGGCGCGCGTGGCTGTGCGCCGACCTGAACGGTTTGTTTGTGGATCAGGCCAAAGCGGATGCAGGCATTACCGAGGAAGTCCACAGCTGGGCAGGCTGGAGAGAGCTGGGCTACACGGTGAAGCACGGAAGCAGGTGCCTCATGCAGGCGCGGCTCTGGATCAACGGCCACGTGGACGGAGCCAGCCGGATCGTAAGCTTCTTCGGTCGGTCGCAGGTCGAGAAGATCCCGGCGTAACATAAGCCCAGCGGCGGGGGCAAAACCGCCGCAAAGAATAAAAGGAGGCAGTTACGGCAAAGGCAGTAAACATCGCATCCTGGTTATACGGCGCAGGATCACGGCATCCCGATTTTCGAGGATACTCTGATCAACCGGCTGTGTAAATAGAAAGTTAATAAGCTCTGTTCGCTATTGACAATACGTATTTAACGACGTATAATAAAGCCATAGAAAGCAAGGAGGACAAGAACAATGACCGTAAAGCAGTTAAAGGATCTCTACCGCGATAGCGATTCCGTTTGCATGATGGGAATCTTTGATGAGCAGGGCAAGCAGCTGAACCAAGGCTGTGCGGACGACTTTGCCGATACTCGCTTTGACGACCGCGAGGTTCTGAGCTACTGGGTCAGCTGCAACGTCTGCCTGATGGTCACGCTTAAGGGTTGAGGAGGAGCACATGGAGGAATTGCGAGTAGGCGGGCAGTTCCCCGCCAGGCTGAGCGGAGAAGGTACTTTTTTCGAGACTACGCCCGCGGGACTTACGTGGATCTTTAACTATCATCGTCCCAGCCCGGAGGAAATCAGGGATGTCTCCGAGGGCAGCGCGTTTGAGATACGTTTCACAACGTTGTACGGCGTTTTGTGGGTGTTCGTGAAATGCGGCGCGCAGGAATGGGCGGAGGCTCCCTACAGCCCGCACCTGAGCAAGGCGCCACAGTTAGAGCCGATCACAGACGACGAGCACGGCTACGCGCTTACGCTGGTTATGGTGGATATGGCTACCAATGAGATCAAGCACCTGCGCGTGATCGGTCTGGGTGCGAAATTCAGCCACAAGCTCAAGGCAGCCATCGACGAGCTTGCAGAGCGCCCCTTTACCCGGTCCGGCTATGATATGGCCGTGCGGCGCACGCAGACGGCGCTTACAACAAAAGAGATGGTGCAGATGTGCCGGGATTATTGGAGGGTGAAATGATGGCATTGATACTGCTTGCGGATTATGCCGCGAAGGTCGGGCGGGCCGCTCACACGGTGCTGGAGAAGGCAAAGAGAGGGAATTTGAAGACGGCGCAGAAGATCGGGCGGCAATGGTTTGTTGATGAGGATGAGCCGTACATTGACGGGCGCGTAACGTCCGGCAAATATGTGGACTGGCGGAGGAAGCCCCAAAACGACGAAACTCCCACCCCGTGAAGGGTGGGAGCTTTTCGTTTCGTCAGCGCCTTAAGCCGCCGCCGCGCTGCTGGCGTTTGGTGAGGGACGCGATCTCTTGTGCAAGGGTTTTGACGTCTTGCCGATCTTGCAGCTGGAACATTGCGCCCGCGAAGTTGATCGACACGGGGCTGTTGTTGTAGGTGTTGGACGTGCCACCTCCGCCCACTCCGGCGATTGCGGTCTGCGCCTCGCCGGTCAAGTAGCGGGCCGCGTTACGGATGATCCGCGCCTGCGTCTCGGTCTGATCGACGATGCCCTGTCCGAAGCCCTTCATCACCATTGCGCCGACTTCGTTGCGGAACACGCGGGAGGGAGACTGGATACCAAGTCTTTCTTTGGCAGCCGCAACCGCATCGTCTGCCAGCTTGATAACGGCGTTCACGACCTGGCTCGACCCGTCCGCGACGCCTGCTGCCATACCGGCGTCTACCTGCAGGCCAAGCCCCGCCGCCTCATCTTCGAGGTCGAAGGTGTCCACAGCGTTTGCGAACATGTCGAGGAAGCCCTGCTGGAAGTCGGACAGCTCGCCGCCGTTGGCCTGGAAGTTGAGCAGGCGCTTTGCAACATCGGACATCTCGGGAAGCTGCTTCAGCATGCCCTCTTTGTCTGTGATCCAGTTTAGCTTTTTGATGTATGCGCCAAGCTCTTCGTCGTTCGGTGCGCTGAACAGCTGCATCGATTCCGCTACCTTGCGGAGGTATTCGGGCAGGTCGGAGGATTTGACGTTAGCGCCGCTTTCGTTCAGCGTAGCGGTAAGCTCGTTGATGAACTCGGAGGATCTTCCTTTCGGGAAGGCCGCAACAGCATCGGCAATGTCCGTCAGCAGATCCGCCGCGCCTTCGATGCTCTCTCCGTTTTTTGCCGCCACGGCTACAGCCGTAACCGTGTCGGCGATTGCCTGCGCCTGTTTGTCGATGACCTGCCAGCCCACATCATAGCCGCCGCCACCCGGGCCGGACGGGCCGAAGGAGAAGATGCCTTTGTTGGCTTCCTTGTTCAGAGCCTTGATGTTTTCTCTTGCCTTATCAATCGCCCCGGACAGATTGTCGACATTTTGCTCTGTCTCATCTGTGGTCATTTCCTGCCATTTGGGTGTAACGATGACGTGATAGGTTCCATCTTCGTCTACGCCCAAGACGAGGGAGGAGGCGGTCAGCTGCCCCACTGCCTCCGGTGTGACCGGGATCTGGATGCCATCGGAGGTGTAGAGCTTGAGCATGTTCGCATCGATCAGGTCTTTTGCGTCCTTCTCCCAGCCAGGCCCGAACTTGAGACCGAGGCTTACGGAGGTGTCCGCGACCAGGTTGACCTTCGGGCCGTTTACTGCCTGCCAGCGCTTGACGGTTTCGGCGGAAAGGTCGTTCAGCGTGACGTTGGAGGTCAGCTCCGGCTCCTTGACGCCCTTGGCCAGCTCGTAGGCGGTGACGTGCGCGACCAGGTCTGTGGGATCAGGGAATTCCGTGAATTTCGTTGCTTTGGCATAAGCCGCCACATACGCAACAAGCCCTTCCGGATCAGGGAAGTCCTTGAAGCCGCTGGAGATCTGCGCGTATGCCTTTACATATGCGGTCAGCCCGGTCGGGTCAGGCATTTCCTCAAAGCCCTGCGTCGCTTTGGCGTATGCTGCGACGTATGCCTTGATCCCGGTCGCGTCCGGGAACTTGTCGTCGAAGTGTTCCGGATCTGCCTTGTATCCGGACACCAAGGCGCTGAAGTCTGCCGGATCGCTGATTAACCGCGCTACACCTTTGGGATTGGCGACGTATGCGTTGACAAGCGCGTTGAAGTTTTTCGGATTGGCGATGAGCCGTTTAACGCCTTTCGGGTCGGCCTTGTAGGCGTTCACATACGCGGCGACGTCGGAGGGCGTCAGATCGGTCTTAACTGCGCCGCTCTTGATCTCCTCGTACTTGCTTACATACGCGGTAATCTGCGTCGGAGTCAAGGCCGCTGTGCTTGCTCCGGCCTTGATCTCATCGTATGCGCTTACCCGCGCAAGAACATCGGAGGGAGTCAGGCCGTTTTTATTCACACCGGACTTGGCCTCCTCATACTTGCCTACAAACGCAATGATCTCGGAGGGGGTCAGATTCTCGGTGCTTGCCCCTTTTTTGATCTCCTCATAGGCGGCCACAAACGCAATGACGTCGGAGGGTTTAAGATCGTCTGCGTCGATCTTGTTTGCCTCCAGATAAGTGTTGACGTAGGCCGTCAGCTCTTCGGGCGTCAACTTCTTCGTATCCGCCCCTGTGGGGATTTCGTCATACGCTGCGACCAGCGCGGTCAAGCCTCCGGGCGTGAGAGCGGAGTCATCCGCGCCTTTGGTGATCTCCTTGTAGGCTTTGACAAACGCCTCCGCCACTTCGGGCTTGAGCGCTTCCTTGCTTGCGCCGCCGCTTACTTCGTCATAAGCTTTGACGTATGCGATCAGGTCGGAGGGAGTCAGCTTTTTCGTGCTTGCGCCGGTGGTAGCTTCTTCGTATGCTCCCACAAATGCAAGGATGTCGCTTGGCTTCAGCTGCGTTTTGTCTATGCCTTTTTCCTCGGCGTAACTGGAAACAAGCGCCGGAATGTCGGAGGGTTTCAGGCTCTTTTTGTCCACTCCGGGAGATTCAAGGTACTTTGCTACATACGCCTGGATTTCGGGCTGGATGCCGCCCTTGTCAGCCCCGCCCTCTTTCTCTTCGTAGCTTTTCACGATCGCATCGGTAAAGACCTTGCTGCCGGGATTGTTGGCGAATTCTTTCCACCTCGCCTGCGCGCCGGTCATATCGAGGTCGGTTGCGATCTTCAGCACTTCCTCGCCCAGGGACTTGCCGAACATCGAGCGGAGGGCGTCGAGGTTCGCGTCCGTGTCGAGGCTGTCCAAAGCGCCCTTGATCTGTTCCAGACGGTTGAAGGCGTCCTCAAGACTGCCCACGTCAAAGCCGGTCAGCTCCTTGATTGCGTCTGCATCCAGCCCCTGATCCATGAGCGACTGAAGCTGCGTGAGCTGCGCGTAGTATTCCGTGATCGTGCTTTCGTCGAGCTGGGCGGTAAAGTCTGCAAGCGCTTTGGTGCTGTTCGCGTCATTCGGATTGTACTTGGTCAGCAGCGTAAACAGCTGCGCCATTTGGGTGTTGGTTTCCTTGACCTTGTCGGGCGTGAGGACGTTTTGCATGTACTCGCCCATGAGCTTGCCGTATTTCGCTCCGGCTTCTGCGCGCTGCTGGGTGTACCACGCGTTCAGCTCCTCAAGGCGCCGCTGCTTTTCGGCGGCCTGCGTCTGCTCGTCCATCATCTGGATCAGCTGATAGCGGGTGTCGTACTCGTCGGAGAGCTGCTTGTTGACGGCTGCCATGCCCTGCGCGGAGGCGACAAGCGCGTCTTTGTAGACCTCGCCGGTATCGGCTCCGGTCGCCTTGGCCTTTTCCAGCGCGGCGTTTACCTTGGTCTGGATGGAGTCAAAGCCGGAGGTATCGTCTACGAGCTTGTAGCGCACCTCGATGTCGTGCCGCTTTTCGATGATATCGTTCAGTTCTTTCAGATCGTCGGCGGTGAGGAAGCTTTCCTTGCGCTTTTTCAGCAGCTCCGAAACGCGGTTGTCCATCGCGTCAAGCTCCTTGAGACCGATCTGGAGCTGCGCGCTCATATCGTCATAGCCCGCATCGGCTGCCTGCTGCGCGATCTTCTTAAGCCCCTCGCGGGTGGACTTGGTCATGTCCTTAAACGAGCCGATGTACGTTTCTACGGTTTCGTCGGTCTCGCTCAGCTCATCCGCCCACTCGGTCGTAAGGCTCTTAAGCCACTTGAAGCCGTCCCCGGCGCGGGTCGAAAAGTCTGCGGCGCTCATGCCGAAGGCGGAAAGGCCCTTGGCGTAAGAGTACATGGTGTTTGCGTCGTTGTTCTGCCAGTCCTGCGCGGCTTTGTTCATGCCCTCCAGCGCCTCGCGCACGGCCTTTGCCCCGGAGGCGTAGTCGATCAGCTTGTAGGTGCCGTAGGCTACCGCAGCGCCCAGAGCCAGCCACAGCGCGGGCGAAGAGGTCAGCACCGCGCCGAGGCCCTTAAGACCGCCTCCGGCAGCGCCTACCGCTGTGGAGAACTTGCCCAAAAGCCCGGTGATCGTGCCGATGGAGGAGATCATCTTTCCGGCAATGGACACGACCGGCCCGACCGCAGCCGCGATCGCCGCAGTGCGCACGAGGCTTGCCTTGGTGCTGTCGTCCATGCTCTTGAGCCTGTCCACAAGGGAGCCTGCGCCCTCCACCAGCGTGGTGACAGCCGGGACGACCTGCGCCATAAGCGACTTGCCAAGCTCGTTTCCGGCAAGCTTCAGGCGGTTCATGGCCTTGGTGGTTTCGTCAGGTAGATCCTGCGTGGCCTCGAAGGTTTTCTCCACGATGTCCGCATACTTGCCCATGGTGGTTCCGAGCTGGTCGACGTCCATGCGGCCTTCCCGGATCGCGGCGACCATTTCAGCGGCCCCGCGCGCGCCAAAGAGCTTCGTCGCAATGGTCAGCGCCTCGGTCTCGGTGCGGGCCGCCTTGATCGCGGCGACCGTCTCAGAGAACGCTTTGGAGGCGTCCTTGCCGCCCGCCGCCGCGCTCTGTACGGCCTTCTTCATGGCCGTTAAGGCCGCGCCCGCATCGATGCCGGACGCCTCGAACTGCGCAAGGAGCGTGATGCTGCTGCCAAGATCAAGGCCGATGTCCTTGAGCGCTTCGCCGTTGGACTGAAGGGAGCTGATGATCGTGGACATGCTGAGGCCGGTATCCTGCCCGACCTTGGTCATGTAGCCCAGAACGTCGCTTACCTGGGACGCGTCCACGCCGAACTTGGTCATAAGCTTGTCAACGCCGTCGATACTGCTGTTCAGATCCACGCCGTTGATCTTGCTGAAGCGGAGGAACTGCCTGCTCACATCCTCCAGCGTTTTCTCCGTCACGCCAAAGCGGGTATTGACTTCGCCGATCGCAATGCCCGCTTCCTCCGCCGTTACGGGGAGGGAGCCGAACACGTTTTCGTAAGAGGTCGTGAGGCTTTCGAGCTGCCGCCCGGTCGCCCCGGTCTTGGTGATGATCGTATCAAGGCCGCCGTCCACTTCGTTAAAGGCCGCAACGGACGCGGTACCGAGCGCCACGATGGGCGCGGTAAGACCCACGGACAGGCTTTTGCCGGCATTGGTGACGTTCTTGCCGATCTTGTCGGCGCTCTTGGAAAAGTCCTCAAGCGCCTTGCCCGCCTTCGTCCACGCGGAAGCCTGCTTTTCGGCTTCGGAATTTGCGCGCGCCAGCTCCTTTTCCGTGTCGGAGAGCGCCTTTTTCGCGTTGTTGAGGTTGGTGGTCGCTTTGGTCACGCCATCGGCTGCGGTCTGCATCGTGCGGTTTGCGGAGGCGAGCTGCGCTTCAAGCTTTTTGACCTCCATTGCCTGCGCCTTGGCTTCGTCGCTGTTTTCACCGTAGGCCGCTGCCAGCTCCGCATACTTGGCCTTCGCTTCGTCCAGGGCTTTTCCGATCTGCTCGTGTTTGGTGTAGCTGGCCTGAAGCTTTGCGCTTGCGGCGCTCAGGGCCTTTTCGTACTGCTGTACGGCCTTGGCCTGAAGCTCCATCTTCTTTTGGAGCATCTGCGCCTTTGCCTGTACGCCGTCCAAAGACCCTTCAAAGTTATCGACGCCAGCGCCCGCCGCCTTGAATTCGCTTTCGGCCTCGCGGATCTGCGCGCTGATGGACTTGATGTTTTTGGTAAAGTTGTCGCTTTCAAGGGATAGGTTTACGACAAGATCGCGTAAGGTATCCGCCATGT